CAAATCGACAGAAGCCATGTTTGCTACTTCTGTAGACTCGGCAGAAGAGATTCTTGTTTCCAAGGAACCGTCACCAGCGACGCGGAGAGATGCTTCGGTAGAAACAGCAGCGGCGCGGTTGACTTCTTCGTCAGAAAGTCTTGTTTCAAGAGAGTTGTCGTCTGCGAGACGTGTAGACTCTTCAGCAGACATTCTCAAGTCAGCAGATGCCATAGCAGCAGTCTCTGCGGACTCAATTGTGGAGATTCTTGTTGCCAAGGAAGCGTCAAGTGCTGCGAGATCAGACTCGTCAGCAGAGACTCTTGCATCGATGGAAGAGAAGTCTACTGCGACAATCGCGAGAGAGTCGATAGCAGAATCCAAAGAATCTTCAACAGAGTTGATGTAGCCAAGGTTGACCATTGCCTCATCCTTGTTTGCTACCTTAGCAGCAGACAATTCAGCGACTGTCCAACCGACCTTGAATGCCTTCATATCAAGAAGTGCTGTTTCAAGCTCGCCTGGATCGACAACGCCAGCAGCTTCAGCAGCAGCCATTGTGTCGTAGACGTTACCAGCGGAGTCTGTGATTTGAAGATCAAGCTGCTTGTCGGCACGGACGCGAGTCTTGCGGACAGCGTTAGCAGCGTAATCTGTGCCATTGTCGTGGAACGCTGGGTGACCAGATGGGGAACCTGTCAAAGCAGAAATGTCGCCATCGAGGTCATATGATGTGCTATCGACGAGATTCGCCATGTAAAGAACATCATAAGAACCAGCAGCAAACTCAGCGTCTGTTGCGATAACGAACTTTGGATAAAGATAGTTAGCAACTGAGAACGCATTGTAAATCTCAGCGACTGTAGAACCTACGTTGTCGTTGAGATAGGAATCAAGCTCACCATCAAATGCGACTGGTGAGATCTTTTCGAAACCATCGCCGTTACCGAAGTCAATGAAGACGTAGGAATTGGCAGAATAGTTGGAAAATGTAAATGTAGCCATTATTATATTTTCTCCTCTTAATGATAATACATTTTGGACCTTTTGAAAAGCAAAGTTTTTCAAAAAAACCAGAACAGGAATACAGGGTACACCCGTTCACCCATAGATATACCTGCCCCATCTTAACAGAAGAGAAAAATGAACCCTAGCATAAAAAAGTTGCGTTAGAAATTTAAAAAGACTATTTAATATTTTTTTAATTGATTTTTAAATTTTATCCGACAATTCTTATAATTTCAAGCATCAATCTGGAGTTTGATTCGATCTCGTTTGTATTGAAGATTTTGTTTCCTATAACACAAAACTCACCAGTCAAAGTGGATACACTAACAAGCGACCTAACACCATTCAAGAACATATGGGCACCCTGAACATAAAGCTCTCCATCGAATCCCAAAAGAGGGTTCAAATTTGTATTAGGAGCAATTGTTGAGTCACCGGTCTCATATGTATAAATTTCTCTGTATACTTTCATTATTTTTTAATCACTCAATGATTGTTAACACTTCTAAATACAGTCTCGTTCCGGATGGTAGTTCACTGGTATTATATATGTCTCCACCTAAAACATAATACTCACCTGTCAATGGGCTCGCTGTGAGAACTTTTCTTAGACCGTTTTGGTATATGGCTGCTGTCTGAACCATTAAAGGATCGCCAGTGTAGCCAAAAAGGGCTGACAAAGGTGTATTGGGTGGTATATCGGAAGTTGCGTCATGAACATAAACTGTCCAGATAATGTCTTGAACTGTGAGTGTTCCTACCGATCCTCCGGTTGCTGGTGCGGCTGCTGGTGCGGCTGCTGGTGAAGCAGAAGGAGATGAGGACGAAGCGGGTTCTGATTCTAAACCTCCCCCCTCTTGATAGGACTCGTTAAGGGCATCAATAACATCTTGTGCCATATTATCAAGAGACATGACGCCCTTACGGGTTTTGATACATGTTGCTTGGATTTGGAAAAGATGATCAACTTGTCCAAAGAGTTGGCGACCTTCGTTCAGGGAAACAATTTCATAAAAAGAGTTTCCGTATCGAACATAATCACCTTCACGAACATAAAGATCTTGGTCCTCTGCTAATCTTCTTTTATGAAAGTTGACTACAATCTTATAATCCTTATCTAGACCGTAGTGAGAAGTTGTGGTTTGAATCCCCTCAAACTCAACAAGAGCGTGAACCCTTACTGGTCCAAGAAAGCTTTTGTGAATTGCCTCGCCATAGAGAGGATGAAAGTTTGTTCTTTCACGAGAGACTGGAAGGTAAAGTATCTGTTGTCCAATGACTCTTTCAATAAGCTCATCATTAACTTGTTTTACAAGATCTCTTTCAGATTTCCCAAGAAACAAGGGAGGAGGAGGATTTGATGGTCTTGACCACTTATTATCATTAGACATTAATCTCTCTCCCTCTTATCTCCATAAACAACTCTTTCTCTTGGGATTCTAACTTCAACGGCGTTTTCACGAATTGTAAGCTTTGGCTGGTTGTCGTTTTTATCTGACCCAAGGAGATAGCCCAGAATCTTTAAATTAATTGTTGTCTTGAATGTTCTTTCTTCTTGGTCAAGATTTGATAAATTGTTATCAATTGAAAAGTCGTTCTCAATAAAACCTTCAAACTTGTGTCCGTCGCGATGAATAAAGAAGTTATTGATCTGGCCCGTTGTTGTCATAAATGGAGTGAATATTTCATTCATTTGTTGTTGGAATTCTGTTTGGATTGTTACAACATAGTTTGCTACAACATAAGTTGGGATAGGCATTGTTACAGTTTGATAAACAACCTTTTTGTTTTTGAATGGAAAGTTTATTTGACCGAATCTTCTTTTTGATGTAGCATTCGCAAAATTTGATGTTTTATCTTGGTTAATGAATCTGGCAACTTCTATTGTTCCACCTCTGGCGTCATTATATCTTGGAAGGTGAGACCAAGCAACACCTTTCATGTTTGGGTCTTTTATAACAGAGTTGCGTTCAACTGAAATAACTGGGAAAGTAAAAACATTTTTTCTGTTTCTCAAATCTTTGTTGTCTTTGATTTGAAAAGATCTTTCAGGCATTGACCAGATAAGAGGAACCTTTTTCCATCCTTCGTTTGTTGTACAGAAAATATCAAGCTCTTCATTTAACCAATCATAAAGAGCCAAATCAATTGTTTCAATTGTGGATGGCATGATAGAAACTTCCCTTACGTTTGGATCCTGAGTTTGCTTCTCTTCTCCAAAGTAAGGTCTATAACCGGCAAATTGTTCTTTTTCGCTTGACATATATTATATTAACCTTGATAAATAAAGTTTGGCATTTTCTTTTGTATTTCTTCAACCGCATTAACCTTTTCAGCATCTGACTTAGCCAACTCTGTATAAGTTAATTGATCCAGGATATCTTTAAGTTCATTTCTCAACATATCTTGTTCTTCTTTTGCTTGACTCAAAAGAGCATCAGCATTAAGATTTACGGACTCGCCTGGGATTGGGATTGAAGTAAACTTACCTCTAATTTGACCAAGCGTTTCCTTAGAAAGAGCGAGTGCGAATCGGCGAATCCATTGCTTACCAATCGCATTAATGTTTTCATATGGGACATTATCAAACGGAAGTGTGTTCACATTATTAATGCCCTTGGTTCCAGTATCGTATTCTGTGTTCTCATCCCAACTGTTTGGAATAACAGAGAACTCAACCCACATGTATTGTTGATCACTAAATGTTTCTGGCATTGGGAACAATCTAAGTTTATTATCTTTTAGTTCAAAAGAGTAATGAGACAGTCTTGTATACAAGTGGTCTTCATAAGCCATGGCTTGAAGCTTGTTTTGCCAAACTGGAACAATCTCAAATGTTGAATCGTCTGTATACTGACCATAATAATTTAAGTTGCCTACAACGTTTAATCCACCATAATAACCAAAGAATCTCCACATGGCGCTTGGAGTTTTATAAAACACTTTCTTAATAATAACCCTTTTGTCTCCAACAACTCCTTGATATGGAGCACCAGCACCACCAGCAGGATCAATACCAGTGGCTGATGATTGTGATAGAATAGCTTGAAGATCATAATCTTGTTGAAGATTGTTCACCTTGAAAGAAGCAGAATAGATTGGAATTGTTCCACCGATTCCTGCTTCGAAAGAAAAGCCATCGCCTACTCGGCGAGCATATTCGAACATAGTTCTTGGATATCTAAGATTGACACTTTCTGGACCTGTTACAAGTTCGCCATCTTGATCAAAAGTGCCTGTTGTTTGCCCGAGAACATCAGAAAGAATATTCTTGGACTGGTGAAGGTTAATAAGATAACTGTACTCCAAGCAAGCTTCTTCATAATTGGCATAAACATTTGTTGTTTTCAATTCGATATCAAGAACATCTCCACCGAGTTTCTTGTATGTATAAGCAACTTGATCAACAGCGCCGGATATAAATGCTGACGAACTTGCGTAGATACCAAAAGGAAGTGAATCGGCGACCTCTGAATAGGTGCCGGTTGGAGCAAGAATAGATTTGCTCATTTGACTTGTTGGAGTGAGAACGGGAAGAGCCATGGGTAAAATTTCTCCTAACACTAAGTAGTGCCTCAAACAACAAAACCCCCCCACAATAAGTGGGAGGGCTGTTGATGACTACGTTACGTTAGATCAGACGAGATCTTGGATAACGACCAAGCCGTACATATCTGGACGGACCATCTTCTTAGCGTAGCGTGTCATGACGCCCTTACGAGGCACGAAGTCCTCGACGCCGAAGATTGTCGGAGTCATTTGGAGTGGAACGTATGGAGCGTAGACATAGCCGCTTTCAAGGAAGGAAGCGCCCTTACGACCGCAAAGAACAACGTTTCTTGGGAAGTATGGATCAACGTAAACGTCGAACTTCTTGCTCAAGTTTCCAACTCTGACTGCGCCAACTGTGCCGCGTGCGTCTTCGTGAGTAACAGAGCCACGGAAGCCTGCGGTGAACTCAAGAAGGTTAGCAACTTCTGGGGAGACGACAATGAAGTTAGCGCCGCCGCGAAGTGTCTTGCGGTGAATTTGAGCAGAAACATCGTTGATTGTTTCAGCAAGTGTCTCGTACCATTCAGAGACATTACCAGTGAAGTCTGGGTAGCCGAGAGATGTTGGGTCAAGCGCAGCGCCTGTCTCACGGTTAACGAACTTACCTGGAAGTCTGGACCAATACAACTTGGAAGCAGTTGCGCCCTTGACAAGATCTTCAAGGATTTCTTGGTCGATTTCGAGAGCAATGTGCTCGGAAAGAACAGAAGTCAACTCAACTTCTGCGTCAAGGTTGTGGTACGCATTAAGGTCTTGTGCCAATTCTGGTGTCCACTTAGCCTTGAGCTTCTTGGTCTTCGCTGTGACGGAGACGGAATCGACCTTGATGTCGATCTCTGGGATTTCTTCACTGTTTTCAAGACCCCATGTATCCGCACCAACAACAGCACCGAGAGTACCAGCAGCTTGGAAATTATCGTCGATGACGAAGGAAGCTGTGGTGACTGTTGCCATAGAAGCAGTAGCAGCACCGATGCTAGAACCAGTCATAACAACGATAAGGTCACCAGCCGAGACAGAAGCAGCCAATGAGGCAGCAATATCATTTGCGTCAGCATCACGAGTAAGACGACGAATCATTCCGCCAACCTTTGTAGAAGCGGCAGCGCCGGTCTGAGCAGAGATTGTGACATAATCCTTAATATTGAACTGACCATTTGTGAGGGTGGAAAGCGCAACCTTACCGACAGCAACGGAAGTGCCAACAAGGTCCGGATCATAACGGACAAGGCGATCAACATCATCACCAGCGCTAGGTGTTCCAACAGTACCAGAAGCAAGGAGTGTAAATGATGCCTTGATGGAGGCTGTTGGAGAGGAATAACCATTGTTGAGCGCATAGAAGCTTTGCTCCGCATTGCGACCAGACAAGGAAACACCACCTGTGATTTGAGAACCAACAACGCCGCCGCCGAAGACGGAATCTCCTGCTCTCGCAGAAAGACGTGCGCGTTCAATTTGGAAATCAAGGAAGAAAATGAGACCAGATGGAAGGCTCATTGGCTGAACGGAAACGAGGTCGTTTGCGATCAATCCGCCGAAAACGCGGCGAACAATTGGGAATGCGACAGAAGCAAAACCTTCAACGTCGCCACCAGCCATAGAAGAAGCTTCGCGAAGAAGTTCCTTAGCTTGGTTTTCAAGAAGGGACGCCATACCATGGCGAGTTCTTTCGTCTGTGAGACCTTCGAGAAGACCTGTCTTTTCCCACTTGGAGAGAAGAGCAGCACCTTCCTTGGAGAGATCTCTACGAACGATGCCTTCTGTAAGTTTTTCAAGAATAGACATTTTTAATTTCTCCTATAAGGTTATTTGTGTGATTTAATACCGGCCAGAATCTGCATTCTATCCATTGCTGGGCTTCCAACAGTTCTGTCCGCTCTTCTAGGCAAGTTGGCAGAGGGTCTTTCAATAGTCTCACGAAGTGATTGTGGCTGCGCCTTACCTACAACACTGCCCACTGCGTTTTCTAGAGTCTCGAAGATTACCTTTGCTTCTTCAACCGAACGAGCCTCTGACAAAGCATCAACAATTTTATCTTTTTGTCGCTCATTCAGGGAGCGGTTTGTCAAAGTCTTGTTCGTATAAACAAGTCGAGCATTGGAAAGATTAACCTTTTCCATGCTTTCCTTTAAAGTGTTAACTGAGTCGATCAAAGTGGAAAACTTAGTTTTAAGATCTTTGTTTTCCTTTGTCAACTCTTTGTTGGCTGCGATAAGTGCTTCATTTTCTTCTTGTGCCTTCGTAGAAGCCATGCGCGCCATTTCAAGTTCTTGCTTGAAGTCCATAATATCATCAGGTGTACCAGCCCAGCCTTCTTTTTGGGGCTCGATGTCGACAATCAACTCTTCGATGATTGCTTCAAGATCTACTGTATCAATCTCTTCTTCGAGAGCAACAGCAACATCAACAGGAGCAATTTCATCACTTGCTTCTGCTGGTGGAGTAAGGGTCTCTTCTGCTGCTGCTTCGTGAGAGACTGGCTCTCCCATAAGGCTTTCATCTTCGGCAGCCAAGGTATCAGCCATCTTTTGAAGCTCATCCATATCGAGAGTAATCATTTCTTCGTCAGAAGCTTCATCTTCGGGGTCGGCAGCAAGAGGAATATCGCCAGATACAGTTTCGGCTTCTGCCTCAGCACCTACTTCTTCTTCTTGTTCCAGAAGATTTTCAACTGCTTCGCGAATATCATTGGAATACTTATCCAAAAGAGCAGATTCTGCGTTTTTGATTGCCGCATCTTTAAGTGCTGCGGCATCGATGATTGCTTGTTCTAACAATGAAGACATAGAGACTTCCCCTTATAAAATGGTTCAAAAATAAATAGTTGTGGAAATTATAAAAAGACGTTTTTTTATAATGATACTATTCGGTTATACCTGAACCTGTAAGGGTGAACATCTCTTCTGAGTTAATACCTGTTAAGGAAGCAAAGATTCTAAATTGAAGACCACTTCCTGAAACATATATCTCTTTACATTTTACATCAAACTGCGCAGATGAAGGATGTGATCCTGTTTTTTCTAAATGAAATTTGTTAAGATTTGTTGCGTTTTCATTAAAGTAAAAATACAAATCATTTGAGCCAGCGCTATCTATATGGAAAGTAACAAGTTTTGTAACTCTGGGAAACTCGATCTTCATGACGCCACTAAGACTATCTGATCCTGTGACGAAAGGTGTCCCGGAAGCCATATAAGATGAGGCGTTGTGAACCCCTGGTCTGTATTGATAAATTGACATTTCTTTCTCCTGAAGTAAGTAGTTTGCCTGCTACCTTCTTCTTCTATTCTTTTTAGGTTTCGGAAGCTTATCGTCCGTACCAACTCCACCGTCTCTCATTTGCTCATATCTTTCTTGTGCTTTGTCGAGAACTTTTTGTCTTCTCTTACCCGCCATTCTTCTCTTGACGGAGGGCTTTTCAAATTCACCACGAGCACGATACTTTCTAACAATATCTTGCTTCTTGCTTTTTCTCAAAAAACGACGAATCATTCTGTCGACTGAATCGTTTTTGTGTCTCAACTTTTCTGAAACATTTACTGCCCTCTTTGTTTGGGGCTCTCTACCGTGTGTCCTGTTAGACATTATAACTCCAATTAAATCATTTTCTTCCAGTTCTGTCCAGAACCGATTGCCATAATTCCGCTGATATCGACACCAGCATCGTTTGGCGCATATGCCGAAAGAGGGCTTGAAACCTTTGAATCACTAGATGGACTTCCACCCGAAGAGAGTGGCTGCGTTCCTTCAAACACAGATCCAATCCCAACTGCTTCTTCCAGCCTCTTTCTCTTACTATCCATCTCCGCTCTCGCATCTTGCTGTAATTGATAATCTTGAATTGGTTGACGCTCAATCTGTGTAGATTGAGTTTGTGGAGCGACTTGGCGTGTTTCCACAATTGTCTGGTTTCCAATTCCAACAGCGACTTCTTTAATGATACCAGAAAGAACACCTTCTTCGAAGATGACTTCCTTGATACATTGCTTAATGAGTGGCTTTAAGACTTCTTGTAATTCTTTCTTTTTCATTATTCATCCAAGATTTGTTTTAGGGCACGATTGATTCTATCGGCTTTTGTGAAAATATTTGGCTTGTCGTATTCCTTGCCTTCTTTGAGTGCCATAAAAGCATTTGGTGTTGAAGGTTCAGAAACAAAATCAAAGCAGATTAGTTGGAAATCATCTTCAACAATCGTGCCTTGCATGGACTCGCGAACAGAACCAAGACCACGAGAAGAGATGCCAAGCTTGACTCCGGAATCAACAAGAGATTTCAAAATCTGACCTGATGGGGTGTTCAAGACCTTGACAGTTCCCATGACCTTTGGTCCATCCATCCAAATGTTTGTGACCATATGAGAAGCGTTTTTAAGGTTGATAACAGAATCATCTGGGTGATCGAGTTCACCGAGTGCCCTCTTTTCTCTTACAAGCTTCTTATAAACTTCAATCTCTCTTTTGAGAACATCTTCTGGATAAACTCTGCCGTTTCCGTTTTTGACTCCGCACTGTTGCATAAGTCCGGTCAAATACATGGCATTGTTTTCTTGAATATCTCTTTTTTCTTCTTCTGTTAGAAGGTCTCTACAAACTCCGCCTTCGCAAAGTTCATAGTATTCTCTTAGCAATACTTTGCTCATTTTATTTCCTCTTTAAAGTAGTCAACAACCTGCTTTGCAGCGTCTAACTCCGCGAATCATCCATCTTTTGAGTGACATTCTTGGTCTCCAAGTTTAATCCAGAATCTCCGAATACCATGTTGAGGATATATGAAGTTCCAGAACTTATGAAACCACAGAGAATTATGTTTACTACTGTGATCTCAAACATAAATAGTTGGGTTAATGGATTAATGACGCACAAAAACATACCAACCCAGAAACCGATACACATTGGACAAGACCAGAAATAACCCTTTGGTCTGATTCTATTAAAGATTCTACCATAACAAAGAATCTGGGTCAGCCCGTAAGCAGACAAAACAAAATAAGCTAATTCTATAAATGACATTAGTCTTCCTTCTGTAAGTTTTCAAGCATGTAGCTCATCCAATAAGGTTCGTATGTGTAACCTGGACGAATAGAGCCTTTCTCTGTTGCTTGTGGGACTTCGCCAAGTTCTGTGGAGTCTTCCTTTGTTGGATCTGTGTAATAATCATCAAGCATTTCTTCGTAGCTTTCGAGATAGTTGTAATATGGAGCTTCTTGTTGGACAAATTGGTAGATTCCATAAAGCGCATAATCAAAACGGTTCTTTTGTGGATCCTCGGATTCACAAATCAAGCCTTCGATAGAACCGTAAATATTTCCGCCGCGAACTGTGCCGAACTGAACAAGCCCCTTCGTATTCATGAACTCAAAAAATCGGTCTTGCGCTGCGTAAACAGAATCGGATGGCTCTTTCTTGGCAAATGTGACAATCTTGTTTTTCTTCGGCATTATAACAATATCCATTTCTTTGTGATCAAAAATCATAATGTTACCGTCCAAAGACTTTCGTGCTTCTAGTTGGATCTCGAATCTGTCTTTCTGTTCTTGACCAACGCGGACTGTCATAAGTGCCATTATTCTTCAATCTCCTTCGCAAGATTTTGGATTTTGAGAACATCATGGATAAACTTGTTATCGATATCTCTTTGCTTAAAGCCATCAATGACATCAAGAACCTTTTGTGTTCCTTCTAAGATAGTCTCATCTTGCTTAACTTCTGTAAGTTGGGTTGAGCTTTCAACAACTTCACGAAGACGACCAATCTCTTCACTCAAAAAAGCTTTAAGATCGATTCCGTTGTCTGAGAAAGAACCGATATAATGTTTGAGGAGTTCCTTCTGTTCGGAGAGAAGAGATTCGCCATACTTTTCATTGAACTTCTTGACAAATGTTTTGTATGTTAAGTTATCGATTGGCTTAATTGATTCTCTTTCCCTTGCTTCACCGGAGAGCATATTTTCAATGACTTGATTTTCAAGAAGAACTCTTTGTTTTGCTTTTGTTCTTGGATGAAAAATCTGGAAGACTGTTGCTAAATCTTTGTAGTTCGGAACGAAATTGTTGAAAACTTCTGGTGAGACTTCTTTGTTGATAAGATCAATGACTTCACTTTGCTTTTCGAAAAGAACTTTATGATTAATCGACATCTTAATCATTCTTGCTTCAAAGATGAGCTTTTCGGCAGTCTTTTTATCAAGATCTTTTGATTCAAGAATAGTCTTGTATGCTTCAAGGTCTTTTGCGAGAAGAGTTCTTCCTTTGAAGTTTTCTCTAATGATCCTAACAATCTTCCTTTGCTTTGACTTGTCCTGAGCAACAACAGCTTTTGTTAACTCTCGAATCAAAGCCTCAAAGATAAAAGCGGTGTTGCGCTTTTTATTATGCTTCATTTTCATTTATTTCAGTCTCCGATTTTTCTAGATCAGCAATCAAGTCTCGAATTTCAGTCGATACTTCGAATAGTAGCTTTTCATCGCTGTCGTAAGTAGTTTGTTGTGATTCGTAAATTCCACGAGATAGTTGTTTCATATCTGAATATCCTGAGACAACATCTTTTGGCTTTGGGATCGCAATGTTTGTGTAATTCTGAATTCTGCCGTTTCTACCATCACCGCCGCGCTTAGTGGTGGAAACATACTTTTTGCCTTTTGCTCGCTTACCCTGAGAGTTCTTTGTTGTTTTACGATCTCTATCGTCTCTCTTAGCGGGGGCGGCGAGAAGTGGTCCCTCTTCTGCCTCTTCGGCGGCGGGTTCTTCTGTGGGCAATTCAGGCACTGCCTCTTCTTCACCGCCAATATCAAGTTCTTCTTCACCGCCAAGCTCTGCCGCGCCCAAGTCTTCTTCGTCACCAGCGCCGATGGCTGCGTTAAATTCTGCCGTAGCTGCTTCTGCGACAGCGCCAAGCTCAGCCTCAAATTTACGATCATGGAACATCTCTCTTTGATTCCTGACAAACTCTTCTTCCGAAAGGTTGAAGATATTTTTAGAAATCCAACGACGAGAGAAGAAGTTTTCTGTTGCGCCGCCTGCGATTTCAAACTTAGTTTTCCACTCTTCCAAGTCTTGAAGCTCAGCAATCTTTGAAGGGTTGTTCAACTTGAGCTTAAAGCTAACCAAATCGTCTCCACGGAAACCGAGAGTATACAAGTGAACAATACCAATCTTTTCCAATTCAGTGATAACAGAGCGTTGAAGTCTTTGAATTGTTCTTGCGAAACGAACGTCTTTTTGAGCCAAAGTTGTTTTATCTTCTTGTGCTTCGGAATCACTTGATAGATAAGCAGATGGAATCTTCAAAGCTGAAAACATCTTATCTCTTAGGTATTTAACGTCGTCGATATCGCCAGTAAACTGACCGCCAGCAAGAGTATCAATTCTTGAAGATTCTCCGCCGCGAACTGGAATAAAGTAATCTTCTTCAACGTTTAGCGGATTGTAACGAAGATCGACGCGACCTGTGCTGGCATCAACAACTTGATTACGCTTCATAGATGTGATTGTTTTTTGAACAAACTGTTCAACGTCCTGCGGCGCGATAGATCCAACGTCAATATAAAAGACTCGTCTTTCAGAAGAACGAACGATACGATAAGCCATCATTGCGTCTTCCATAAGAACTAACTGTCTCCAAATTCTACGAGCAGGATCAAGAACAGAAGTTCCATATGGAGCATACTTATCGTTTCCGAGAATCCTAAAATGAGCAATTTGCCAGTTTTCGAAAGTCATCCCAGCAGAGTTCCACTGATACTGGACATAGTTTGGATTCGATGGGTCTTCGCCTTCTAATCTTTCAACTTCTCGGAGAGGAATAGGAATAACAGACTTTACACCGATTCTATCATCAATGTCCAAATAAAGAATGAAGTCTCCATTCTTGACCATAGAACGAGACCATCCGAAAAGATTGTGTTCAAGATTCAAAACATTAATATAAAGAGATTGAAGAACTGCCCTAATCTCCTCGTTCGGACAATCAATACGAAGCATAGGGCTCAGAGAAGAGTGAGTTGTCATTTCATCTGCGTAGATATCAAGAGCAGAAGCAATCTCCGGCATATATTCCATTTGGTCATAATCGATATATCTTTCTGATCTGTTTTGATTTGCCATGATTTTACTTTGCATGACATCAAATGGGCTGTATGCTGCCTTTTTGAATTGTTGACCAGAAGCAGATCTGAACTCTGTTGCGTATTTATCAAGCTCAACTCTTCTGATTTTTCTGTTTGTTTGCGTTCTCCAATTTGTGATTGGTCCGGAGAAAAGTCTCGTCAAACGACGGAATAACTCAGACTGAGGATTGTTTGGATTCTTTGTATTATCTGCCATTGCTTATCCTTTGATTAGCCAAGAGTATTGGTTGTATTGCTCTTGTTGTTTGAACATTTTATCTTCTAATGCTTCGCTTTTTTTATACCCTTGTTGTCCGGGTATCGTAGTGTTAATCTTTGTATTTACTTTAACCATAGATGTCAAGCAAGCTTTCTTATATTCTTGTTCCCTCGAATTAACCGTGAGTGCTGTATCTCTGATCCAACATCCAATAGCCAAAGCCATAATCAGATCATCGTTATAGCCCCTCATTGATTGAGGCTTGCCATTTTTCCAAATGAAAGTTCTCAGTTCGTTAGTAAAACGCACAGAGTTTATTTTAATTAGTTTGTTTCTGATGAATTCTTCCAGTTTTGCGACAATCAATGGTCTCGTCTTTGACGAGGTTGTAAAGCCAGGAACAGCACCAGAATGATTTTCGCCTTGATGGCTTTCAACAAACTCGTGAGTTGATTTGATGGAATAATAAATGTTTGGATACCCAAGGTCTATCAATTTCTCCAAAACTGAAATACCGATGCCAACATTCTCGACAACCAGAAGACAATTTCCATATTCTTTTCCAGTTGAATTGAGGATGTCAGCGTATAAATCCAGACTGGGCTTGCCTTGATATTCAGCAACAATTTCCATTGTTTCCAGCTTTATAACATGGAAAACAGAAAAGTCTGCACCGTCACCTCGCGCCACGTCAGCAACAAGTAAGTAAGTGTTCTCATTATTGTATTGCTCCCAAATCCAAAGGTTTCTATCAAATCCAGTTCTATATTTTGGTTCTGATACTTGCTGCTCAAGATAGGTGATATCTTCTGGGTGGATAACACTATCACCAGAAGTATTGAAGTTACATTCAAGCTCTTGGGCGATTTCCCTTCGAGACATGTTTCTGGTTTCTCGCTCGAACCATTCTTGGTCTCGCTCTGGGTGAATGTTCCACGGAAGGATTACCGGGTGAAAATCATTTGCTGACTCTTCTGCTTCAACATAAGTTTTGTGAAACCAGTTACCAACACCATTTGGTGTACTCAGGGCAATACAGCGACCACCGGTAGAAATCGTAGGATAAAGACCGGCCCACAACTCTTCAAGGTTATCAATGTGAGCAGCCTCGTCAAGCACCAGAAGAGAAAGGGCTTCCGAACGTCCAGCGTCCCCTGAAGTGCTCGCAGCCTTGATTTGAGAGCCGTTTGAGAGTTCAAACGATGCGCGGTTGTCAATTGATATCTCGGCTAATACGAGCCATTCTGGAAGGTTTTTCATAATAGCCTTAACCTTCTTGACCAAGTTTGCTGCGGTCGCAAACTTTGTAGCCATAACCAAGATATTCTTATCTCGATAGAAAAGCATCAGCCAAACAATGTAGGCTGCGGCAATTGTAGAAATACCAAGCTGACGTGCTTTTAGGATAACTGTAAATCGATAATCGTTGAAATCTTGCAGCAAGTCCGCTTGATACGGATAGGTCTTAAAGGGAATTAGTCCCTTAATAGGATGCGAAATTCTCGCATAATTGTTTGTAAAGTAAACCGGGTCTTTACCGCATTTGACGATTTCTTTTACTATCTCTTTTTTGGATAGCTTATAAGACATTCTTCCTTCTTATTCGAATGAGCCCTCTTTCAAGAACTTCTGAAATTTAACATCCATTGGATTAGTAACTGCTTCCCCAAGTGTGTCGACTTGTGTCAACTGAGCAACCTTGAAAAGTCTGTGCGCCATAACAAATGTTCTAACGCGACTTGTGTTCTGAACGATACAAGTACATTCACCTTCTGGCGTAAGAGTAAGGGTGCTGCCTGTGATTGCTCTATATTCTTTTGTGAGAAAGTTTGCGATTTGTTGAAGCTTCATTTCACATTCTTCTTCGAATCTTCCTGCGTAAACATCTTTGAGGCGAACATTTGCTTCATAGTTGATTTGAAGCATGTTGCCGATAAGCTTAACACCGAAGCCATCGGAGACTCTTGAATCAATGATTGGGCAGCCTTCTTCTCTGGCGAGACCGATCTTCTTTGCTTCGCCATCGACAAAGCGCTCATCATGAGCACCATCATAAGCGTTCGCTGCCGCTTGTGAAATTCCTTGAATGATTTCTAGTGTTGTAGCCATTTATTTATCTCCTGGTCTCCATCCGGTTTTCCACCGTTCTTCTCGACCTTCAACCCACTGAATGTAGCATTTAAAGCAACAATCAAACTTTGTCATATACACATCATCACGCAAACTGAACGAATATGTGTGACATGTAGGACAAACCCTGTTGTCATCCTTATTAATTAGTTTTTTTGATACTAAAACACCATCAATTTCTACCTTTTCGTCTCGCTCTGCTTGGCGAAGCTCTTTTTGGTATAAATCTTTGATTTGTTTTTGATATTCTTTCTCTTTTTCATCATCCCAATCTGCTTTGGGATGCTTTATTGCTTCTTTACCATATTTCTTTGAAATGGCGATTTCGTATTTAGCAATTTCATTTAAATCTTTCTTCATTGACTCACCTGATTCACTGCGTAGACTATGCTAATTGTCCCTACTGTGCCTGCTGCGAATCCTCCAATGATTGCCCAAGCAACAGCATTTCTTCCTGGCTTTTTCTTAATGATGTCGTTTAGTTTCTCGATTTCTTTTGTCTTTGCCTCGATAATGGCTTTATCTCTTTCCTTTTGAGAGTCGAATGTAATTTGGAGTTGTTCGATTTTCAACTTAAACTCTGTTTCTTGCTTGTTGAGTTCAAATTTCTTATCAAGTTCGCATTTCTGCTTTAAGAACTCATCGTTTGCCAAGATTTCAGCAACAGCATCTTCGTTTAAAAGCATCCCATCGAACGGGCAGATGTTTCCTCTCTCAACAAAAGTGAATTTGCCATCGTCAGCAACAGAAGCTACCGACAACATAAGGAATATAGCACACTTTAATAGATTAGTCAACATATTTTATTCCAAATCTTTGTTCAAGTTCATTAATAATCTTGCTTGGTTTGTTTTTGAAGTCATTCTTGAACTCTTCTTTCTTTTCTTCTTTACTTTTCTCCAACTCTTCGCTGGCTTCTGTGTACTTCTTGTTTAGATCTTCGATTTCTTTTTGATAATTCAAGATTGCTTCTTCTTTTCTTCTCAACTCTTCTGTGTGGATCTCTTGGAGTTTCTGGATTTGCTCTTCATAACTTTCGGACATCGCATCCATACTCTTTTTGAGAGAAGCATAATCGTTTCTCGTCAAAACGATGAAAGCCAAAGCAATAACGAGGCACACTCCTTGCCAGTTTTTGGTAAGGAATGCGCCAATTGTTTTTGCTAAGCTGGCAAAATCAATGTTAATCATTATCCGTTCTTAAGTTTGACGATAGCATCAATAACAGATTGACCGCCGATGTAAAGAGCGCTGAGGTATAGCCAATGCTCGGATTCAATGTTCGCATTAAACATAAGGAGTGTTGCGACAATCCAAACTGTAAGTTTACGAGAGATAACCTTTTCAAGTGTCCTATCGACAGCAGCCATTGTTACTGCGGTGGCTTTTTCTGTTGCCTTTTTAATATGTTCAGTCATTTTATAGACCTCCTTGGCAATAAATAGTCTTACCAAAGGAAAACCCCCAAGTGATGGCTTGTCGATGTCTTATAGACCAAGAAGCTGTTTTAAGGTCGTGAGAAATTCATCACCACCATTAGAAGAGGCAGCCGCTTGAATAAGAGCATTGCTAATTTGTTCTGTTGCCGACAATCTGGACTCATGGTCTGAAACAGAACTGCTTAATGAAGATAAATCTTCTCCTATTGTGTAAGGTAAATTCATTTCCTGGATGGATCCAGATTCATCATTGACAACCATTACCATTCTGTTATTTGCGTGATCGCTTGCAAACATATAAGAAGCGAAATTATCACCATTAACAGTTGTGCCTGCGACCATAGATCCAGTTTCTGCGATGCTGAGTGGTGGAGCAATTGCATTCCACCCTTCATTGTGACTAAAACGCCCAATTTGTCCGTATCCAACATTTGTGTTAAGTCCTGAATTTGTACGACATGCTTCAAAGATATATCTTGTTCCGTTTCTGGATGTATAACTCCAGGTTTCAGTTGCCTCAACATAAAACTTGGCTGCCGTTCTTGGTCCTTGGTTATTAGCATATCCTCCAAACTCAAATTGACCAAGGTTTTGCCCAGATAATGGGCGCTTGCCACCTACGGAAGTGGCGTCGTAAGCATCAACCGATGCATACATTTGAAGAACTGATGTTCCGCCCCAAGAAATTAAACGAACAAGAGCATCTGCTCCATCAGCGCTAGATCCGGCTTGTGTTCCGTCTCCTATTGCATGTGCCGAAATAAGAGGCATAACCTCTTCTGTGACAGTATCATAATCACCCTCGCTCATTTCTCTTTCAACATGAAGCACTCCTCGACGGCCTATATCAAAATTTGTAAGCGGACTTGGGAATGCAGTATCTTCACGACCATGATCATTTGCTTGTCTAATAGTAACGCGGGGGGCACCATCCCAAGAACTAGACAAATCAACCATAAACATTGGAGAAGTGTCACCAGCATTATAGATCGCAAATGGAATATCAGAAGAACCCGAAATTGTGACCGCTGTTGTTGTCAAAGAGGAACCACCTGATGAAATATTCTCAGGAGCAACTTTCTTTAATGAGCCATCAGTATTATCCAAGATAAGCAACCTATCATTAACAGCATCAACTTCTGTTATTTCTGCTTGCTCGCTTATTGCTTCTGAACTAAGTTCATCAACCTTAACAGCACCTGTTCCAATATCATCTTCTGTGACGGATCCGTCTTTGATTTGATCTCCGCCAATCCTTGTACGGTTTGACATATTCAGCCTCCAAACTGTAATAAATAGTTTCACCAAAGGAAAACCCCAGGCGAACCTCGTCGCCTGGGGTTTATCATTCTGTCAGGGAATCTTATGGAAGACCCAAAAGATTCTTCAACTCTTGAACGAACTGAACTGCTTCCGTTGTACCAACGGGTCCAGGAGGAAGAGTACCGAGAGCATTGACAAGAGCGCTGGTAATGGTTTCATGCTGGTTGACTGCCGCAGAGTTATTAGCAACGTCTTCGCCAATTGAGTATGGCAAGTTCATTGTTTGAAGAGTGCCTGCTGAGTCCTTGACGTACATAACCATTCTGTCATTTGCGCCGTCGGAGGCGATCATGTAAGAAGCCCAACCGTCATTTGTCTGATTAGCATTAAGCACAAGCATATTACTTGTATCAGCATAAGCAACAGGAGGAGCAATAACATTGAATCCTCTATTGTGACTCATTTGGGCGATGTGATCAATGCCACCCTGAGCATATCCGTTGCCAGAACCCTCGCGAGTACTTCTGAATTGGAAGAGTGTTCCATTTGTATTGGTGTATGACCAAGTTTCGGCTGCTACAACACGCATCCAAGCTGCTGGAAGTGGTCCTTGGTTTGTCGCGTAACCACCGAATTCAACTGCGCCAAGCACCTGACCAGAAAGTGGGCGCTTTCCTCCGATGGAAGTTGCTTCATAAGTGTCGGCAGCAGCATACATTTGGATTTTTGAGTCGCCACCCCAAGAAACCAAACGAATGAGGGCATCTCCGCCATCGGCTGCGGATCCACCATTTGTGCCGTCACCCATTGCGAATGCTGAAATAAGTGGCATATTTTCTTCTGTAGTGGAATCATAATCACCTTCACTCATCTGCCTTTCAACGTGGAATACACCGCGAACAGCTAAATCTGTGTTAGAGGTTGCTGGATAAGCGGTATCGCCCTGGCTGTGGTCATTCGCTTGTCTAATGGTGACACGAGGAGCACCGTCCCAAGAACTGGAAGCGTCGACCATGAACAATGGGGAAGTATCGCCAGCATTGTAGATCGCAAACGGTGTATCAGAAGAACCTGAAATTGTGACCGCTGTGGTTGTCAAGCTTGTAGCCAAAGCAGTAGCCAAGGAGGCATCAGCAGAAGCAAATGCTGTTGCTAAGGAAGCGTCAGCGGTGGCGCGTGCGCTCTCTTCGGCGGCGACTCTTGTTGTTAAAGAAGAATCAGCAGCAAGGCGAGCAGCTTGTTCATCAGAGATATCGGAACCAGCATTTGCTTCATTTTGGTCAACGTCAGCTTGAACTGCGGAAATTGCTGTCGCAAGAGATGACGCCACAGAAGCACGAGAGGATGCCTCGCCGGAGATAGAAGTAGCCAAAGAAGAATCAGCAGCAGATCTGGAAGATGCCTCGCCAGAAAGTGCGGTATCGAGGGAACTAATATCTGCGTTTGTAGCAGAGATTTCCGCATTGAGGTTGGAAACAACAGAAGCAACTGCGTTATCACCGTCTGTGTCAACTGCGTTAATCAAGGAAACAACTTCAGCGAATGTGTCCTTGTCTGCGTCAGCGGACGCGAGAATCGCATCAACACGAGCTTTCTCTGTGGAGACTGCTGCGGAGATGAGTGTATCAACAGAGGCACGAGCGGTTTCTTCTGCTGCGACTCTTGTTGTCAAGGATGAAGAGGCAGTTTCTTGTGCGCCAATTCTTGTTGCCAAAGAAGAAGAAGCAGTCTCTTCGGCACCAACTCTTGTGGAAAGAGAGTTAACAGAATTTGCCAAGCCGGTGTCGACTGTTGCCAAGGAGGTAACTGCTGTGGCGCGGACAGCTTCTTCTGTGGAAATTCTTGTTGTCAAGGAAGAGTCGGCTGTGCCGCGAGTCGCCTCTTCAATAGAGACTCTTGAAGCAAGAGAAGTATCAGCACCCGCAGAGGCGTCAATTCTTGTAGAAAGAGAGTTAACAGAATTAGCCAAGCCAGTATCAACTGTCGCCAAAGAAGAAACCGCAGTAGCACGGGTTGCTTCTTCTGTGGAGACTCTTGTTTGAAGTGAAGCATCTGCTGTGCCGCGAGTTGCTTCTTCGACAGAAACTCTTGAAGTAAGAGAAGTATCAGCGGCTGCGCGTGCTGTTTCCTCAACACTCAATCTTGTTTGAAGAGAGGCATCGGCGTTTTCAAGAACCCCAACTGCGCCACCAGAAAGTGAACCAAGAACTGTATAAACTTGGTCGCCGCCAGAGATAAGAGTATCTGGTGTGTTAGTGTCGTCAGAAAGGTCGCCATCAATATAGATTGGACCGGTTCTTGGATAAAGGTAAGCAACGTGGTCAGCTTCGGATGTCTGCATATAGAATGCTGTGTAATCACCCCAAGCGAATGTGAAAGAAGTTGGGAAGTTACCAGCAGAAAATGCCTTTACGGAAGTCCAAGAACCATCAGCATTCTTGAACCAGGCTGTGTAAGCCTTAGCTGAGTTAACATAGATACCGGTTTGACCGGCTTCCTTGACGGCACCGACTGTTACATTATCGGTTGGTGCCGCCGAACCGATAACTTCTGTGTCATTACCCAATGCGACGGTAATGTTAGAGCTAAAATCTGCCATTTATTATTCCTCCGAAAATGTATTTTGCAAATTAATTTTACAGATTCTCCCGCTACACTTCTTATGATGGGGAAGATTCCGACTTTAAATAGTCATCCTTGGGGCAAGAAAGTGGGTATTTTTGAGCATTTCAAAAATTCAGATATTAACATGGGCAAAGCCATCTTTTTTGTCAATTGTAATCTGCATGTCCACACAATCTTTGAGGCTGTCTAAGTGCGAAATCAATAGGACTGTCTTGAAATAAGACTTAACCAAGCTCAAAATATCAATGAATCCCTGCATATTCTCTTCATCAAGCGCTGTCCCTGGCTCATCAAGAATGAAGATGTCAGACTTTGGTAGAGACGAAACACTGAGGAGTGCGAGGCGAATTCCCATTGCGGCAATCGTCTTTTCTGCTCCAGAGCCCATCTCAAGAGGGCGTGGCTCATATGAAGGATGTTTGATAAAGATATTGAGCCTGTTCCCATCATCTTCAAAGAAGACTTCAAAGTCACAAATGTTTGCCAAGATTTTAGCAATCTCGCCATTGATGACTGGAAGTTTTCTTTTGATAACGTCATATGCGATTCCATTCGGATGCATACAGCGCATATAAAGATCATAAGCAGAAAACTCAGCTTGAAGATTTAAGAACTCTTCTTTTTGATCTTTAATTGTTTGGACCCTTTGCTCGAAAGAGCCAACCTCCTTGTAAAAGTCCATAATTTTTGACTGAGATTCAGCCAAGTTTGTTTCAAGAGATGCCTTGGTGTATTTCAGATTTTTCATTTTCTGATTGTATTCTTCCAGGTTCTCGATTACTTCCTTATTAAGTTCGTAATGAGAAAGCTGGGTCTCCAACTGTTCGATCTCTTGAATCAAAGTTTTAATAATTGTTTCGTTCTTTTCAATCTTCAAATCATACTTTGTGATTTGGTTTGAAAGAGTGTTCTTCTTGTTGATAAGTTGGTTGTATTTGTCAAGATCATCATTAATCTTGTTTGAATCAAGCTCTTTCAACTCGTCTGAGAGGTTTTCTGTTTCTTCTGTAATCCGATCAATTTCTTTTTCATTGCTCGGAATCTTTGCTTTCGCAGCATAAGCGTCCTTAATGAACTTACAAGTTGGATACGAAGAGCCACAAGGAATCTGACTTAGAATCTTTGTCTTATCGTTGTTTCGTCCAAGTTCTTTTTTGAGGTCTTGAAGCTCTGATTCTGCTGTTTGAAGTTCTGAAATCAACTCGTCTGCCTTTTCACGCTTTTCCTGTAATGATTGTAAATCAAAAGCAGACTCAAAGTCAAGGATTTTTTCGTAAGTTGCCTTATCTTTTTTCCTCTTATCTTCAAGTTCGGTGTTTTCATCTGAAAGAGAAATCATTTGATTCTTCTTGTCTCGAAGATCATCTTTGAGACGAATTGTGTCGATTGCTTCTGATGGAATCGAATCGATCTTCTCTTTCAGGACCGCAATCTCTTCTGTACAGTTTGCGATTCTTTCGTTGATCTTTTCACAAGCTTGTTTCTTAGCTTCAAGATTTTCATTTATTTCGTCGAGTTTACCTTGTGTCTCTTCGATTTCTTGGTCGTAATCGCGGTTTTCAAGGCGACGAATAGCAGCGCGAGTATCAGCAGCATCCTCCTTTGCGAGCTTAAACTTCTTCTCAAAGAATTCGAGGTCAAGGAACTTGGCCAGGATTTCTTTGCGTTTTGTTGAGCCTTCTTTAATGAAAGCAAGAGAGTCCATTTGGGTCGACATAGAGGAATACATAAAGTCATCAAGTGTTCCAAAGACTTTCTTGATGTTCTTATCTGTTTCGTTTCTCGTCATTCCGTTCAGGCTCTTCACATCGTCTGTAACTGGGTCATAGACGCTGAACTCTACGTTTGTTTTTGCTTCGAGGGTTTCTTCGCCTTTGAGTCTCTTGGTGTATTTTTCAGACTTTCGCTCAATGTAATAGTCTCGCTCTCCAACAGAAATCATAACACGACCAGCGCCGTAATCTCGGTTCTGGTTGATGATGTTTAAGTTCTTTCTGTCGTTCTTTGAAGTCGAGTTGAAGACTGTGTAAAGCAGAGAATCAATTGTGCTTGACTTTCCTGAGTAGTTCTTTCCAAAGATTCCAATAATGCCTTCAACATTATCAAAGTCAATGCGGTTATTCTCTCCATAGTTGAAAAGGTTATCCCATTCGAGGCTTCGGAGTCTCCAATTGACGTTGCGCATAATCTCTTCGTTTTCTTCTGCGAGAGTATTATATTTGAGATTAAGGCTGTATACTTTTTCAAGAGTTTCTTTATCGATCTGGAAATCTTCAAGGTATTCTTTGATAAGATTCTCTTGAATTTCAATGTTGCGAAGATCTTCCGTCAGCAGATTCTTTGTTGAATCCTCAACATCACCTCGTGTACCTGCTGCGCGATTCAAGAACACAACGGTTTCTGGGTTGAATCGCTTCTTCGCAACCTCTGTTGCCTTTCGCATACGATCAACTGTGAGATTGTTTTCAGAAACCAAGCGTAGGCGACAACCTTCTGGGACTTTGACGTTCTTCGGCATCTTTCCAGCAGGAGTAAGAACGACCGTAACAAACGGTTTTGGATTTTTAAGCTCGATATGCTCACAAGTAAAGTTTTCTTTATCTTGAATATCCCAAATCAAGAATCCTTTATCATTGGTTTCGCCGTGATTCTGCTGAATTGTAGAACCACAATATCGAATGCGTCCATCTTCATCAAGGCGTTGGTTTGTCTTGTGAATATCGCCCAAGAATCCGTAGTCGTGACCCTCAAAGATATCAATCGGGTGCTCTCCGTGCGTCATTACCCATCCAGTATCCGTCGTAACGCCAGAAATAGAGCCGTGATAAAGAGCGATATTAACATTTTCTTCATTGGAGGGAGAAACCCAGTTATCTTCGTCAAAAACAGACAAAACATTTAGGGCAAAGCCATTTCCAAGGTCAGTTTCACCCGCATTCTTCAAAAGATGAAGATTTGGGTGTTCAAGAGCATCGACAATAGGAGAAATAGCGTCTTGACGACTGGAATTCTTCAAGTTTCCGTCGTGATTACCGAGAATGACGTAGGTTGGAGCAATACCCGCTAAGTTTGAGAGAAACTTGGAGCACATTTCAACAAATTCTGGTGAGATTTGTGTCTTTGTATGGGCAATATCACCGCAATGGATGATATAATCCACCTTTTCTTGTCGTAAAATTTCATACATCTTCTCAAATACGATATTATACTCGTAATGATATTTGAGGTTTTTGATGTGTGTATCACCCAAATGTGCGAACTTCAAAATGGTCTCCTATATAGACATAATTTGCTCAACTAAGCTATCAATCTGCTCGATCTTACGAGCTTCAACAGACAACTTGTGAACTTCTTCTTTCGTCATATCTCCCAAATCTTTGTCAATCTGAGGATATGTCATTTCTCTCACTTGAATTCCGTATTTTAGTAATAAGTTTTTGATATTTAGCGATTTGTATTTGGCGTCAGGATCAAGAGCGAGCAAGACGGGAGTGTCGTGCTTTGCGATTTTCCTAAAAAGTTTTGAGTTTTCTCTTATTGTTGAGCCGAGAATTGGAACTGCGTTTGTTGTCTTAATAGCATCGAAGACACCTTCTACAATTGTTATTTCTTCATCGAAGTCTAAGTAAAGTTCGTTAAAGATTATATCACGACTCACGGAAGGGTTCAAGTATCTTCTGTAATCATTTGTAAACGTTCTGGCGACAAAGTAATTAAGGTCTCCGCTTGCGTTAAAAGAAGGAATAATAATGCGACCATCATAAGGACCGCCTGAGCAGTATCCTATTTTCCATCGAAGAATGTCGATCTCGTCAATTCCTCGCTTTTTGAGATAAGCCAAAGGTCTTCGTGATTTGTTTTTATTACACAAACTCACAAAGTTAGGCGGCATTTCCAAAATTTGTTCTCTTGCTTCCTCTTGTTCGTCCTCCGCGAAAAGAGATTCGAAGTCTGTTAGGTCTGTTCTCGTTCCAGAAATCACTTTCCAGCGCTGCTGGTCATCGATGGAACCAAACTTGCGAATGATTCTGTAAAGATTTTTACCACGAGCATCGCAGATCCAACACTTGTAGACGCCCTTCTCGACGTTGACGGAAAGCTTGTTCTTGTGGTGACCACAATACGGACACTTAAACAAGTATTCCGTGTTTGACATATAATACGCGCCGAGCACGTTCTGTAAAATTGAAAGCTTTTCCGTCATACAAACAACTTAACGTGCCTCAACCTGTCTGTCAAGGATTATTTTCACCCAAAATGGCTTTACCTGCCCTTGCGACGACCACTGCGTCGGCGATATCGTAGCAATACTTTTGGATATTGCCCGCTCTGGTGTATACAATCTCAAACTCATTTTTTTCAATCATGTGCTCCATGACGACATCTTTTGCCTTTTTGCCTCTGGGGACTTTTATGTCTACTTTGGACCTTGCGGAGATTGGAGCGATGTATTCTGGCTTCAATCCAAAAGTCTGATAACATTGCCAAGAGACTGTGCCGTTAAATCTTTGAAGGATTGACATCGTTTTCGCCGTTGAGCCGCCGCGCTTAAAGAACATCAAGGCTTGCTCGATAAAAATATGCTCAATCTTATGAGTTTCACAAAGATTTTTTAGATACTCTTCTGTTTTCTGAGCTTTCTCAAAGAAGTCTCCTGCTTTTCGCAAATCAATATAATCTGCCAAAACAATTTCTTCGTCTTTCAAAACACAAACACCAATAATGCTTGTGCTTATATCAAGTCCTAAAATCATATATTAGAAGTCCACTTTCAATTTAAATGTGTATTGCTGATTCTCAGTCTTTTTAACCGGCTTAGCAACTGTTGCGATACCGATGAGGTTCTTGTTCTCGTCATAAATGCCGATTTTTGAAATATAAGTTGTCTTTTGGAAAGAGCCTGTTGGGTCAGGGTATGGAGAATAGGTTGTATTCTTGATTTGCTGTTCTGGCTCGACATACCCAAGAGAACCCGTTGAAGGATTCTTATTTTGACCATACTCAACATAAGTTGGATTATTTGAGTGATTGAATTCACCCTTCTCAGCATGAGCGAAAAGAGTAACCACAGGGACATTATTCTGTCCAAGAAAATCCATTTCATAACTGGAAGATGGGATGATGCCTGGTGTGCTTCCATCATTTGCTCCAACGCCATAAAACAACCAAGAAGAAGTTTGAAAGTTGGAAATATCATCCAAATAGTTTCTTCCAATACCAGTTTCTAATGGCCAAGAGCCTGTGAGAATGACAAACCCTTCTTTATACAATACAGAGCCAGCCACAGAACCAGAGCCGGTGCTTCCGGACGGTCCAGTCTGGATGAGATCTCCGTTTTGCCTTGTATCTTGAAGTCTGCCTATCAGACTACCTGATATATAAAATTTAAGATCGACTGTGCCTTTCTTGATCGCCGAGCCATAAAAGACCGATGGTATTGAAATTAGATTTAATCGATCATCTGATTTATCGCCAAGACTGGAACTATACGCATAGTGCGGACTCAGATACTTATAATAATTTAAAGTGTTTTTAAGAGCAGCAACGTGGGGTCTTGCTTCGCCCTGCTGGTAATATTCTCTTTTTATCGAAGAAGTCAGAGGATAAGATCCAGTTATAACATCTCCGTATTGAAAATCAGAGTTATATGCTGTTGTCGATACTGTCTTAAAAGCTGTTAGGGTTCCATTTTTCGTTATAAACGGATAAATCAAGCCAGTGGCTGCCGCAGTTCTGTCGACATTTAACTCATAAGCCGATACGTTACCAGGAGGGGCGTTTGGTACACTGGCTACAAAAGCGCCAGAAACCTCACCCTGATTTGATTTATAGATTATACTATCGTATATCGCCAAAGAAACTTTTGGGTGAGTCTTTAACGTGTTGTAGATAATATCATTTTGATTAAATTTCTTGTATGACATGACATTATCTTAGTAATCCAATCGTACCCTCAAAGTCAATTCGTTATTTTGGTCTTTTTTGAGTGGTTCGCTCAATTTAGCAACCGCAAGAAGCTCGTTATCTGCCGAGTAAAGACCAATCGATGTGACGTAAGCAACAGAAGGATCTGTGGACTTTTGTTTTGTAACAATCTTACTTCCGCTCAAATAAGTTGGGTTTGAACTATAATTGAATTCATTGTTATTGAGGCGGCAGAAGTAAACTGTGCTGTTCAATTCTGTTGTATTGTTGAAATCATTATCAACCCACTTGCTTCTTACGTTGTCTGCTGTACCAGAGATAGTGAGTGATCCTGTGAATGATTCATAGCTATCGAAAATACCAGCAGATGCTGTCAGAACAGCCACGCCTGCTTGATAATAAACCAAACCAACTCCGGTTCCAGGAGTAGCGGCTGATGCCGTGTAAAGGATGCCGTACTCACCAGTTGGAGAATTGACCCTATAATCATTTTGAGCGCCATAATCGCCAATGGTGACCTCAGTTGAACCAGAAAGAACCGTAAGTCTGTAACTTCCCTTCTTGATTTCATCCTTGGTCAATAGCCTGGAATAATTCAAGAAAACGCAATTTTCGAGTTTTGCGTTATTTCCTGTTGTCGCGAAGTCTCCATCGCGGTCGAACTTTCTAATTGAGCCTGTAACATCATAACCAACAAGAACCTGAGCCATTTGGTTGTAAATGTTAAGTTTCTTTGCGTTCTGGGCATTTGCCGAAGAAGAATAGTTGCTGGTATACCCGTAAGTAATATCAAAAATGTGGTTTGCCGAGGAGCTTAGATAAGGATAATCATAGACTGATTGAAACATTCCATGAGCATAGTTTTTGATATTGAGATCACTATAAGTTCCAGAAACAATTGTACCAGTAATCGGAATCGCTTCATTCAAGAGCGTTCTTGTTGTTGCGATGTCGTTACTCAATAAATTTTTAAATACTGTTGCCATGTTATTTTATCCTATTGCTTCTTAATAAATCTAACAGGAATATCCAGCCTTGTTCCTGTTGTCGCGCCTGTTACGCGAATGTTGGAATCGATATAGTAATAATCTGTGCCGCTCAAATTAACTGTTCCACCCAATTCTGTGAAAAGGAATGTGCTGGTTTGAAGATCGATGCTGGCAAGGATTTTAAACTTCAAGAGAGTCCCAAGTGGACCGTCAATGATCATTTTTGGAGATGGAACATCAGCCGGAATCGAAATAGTCTCAACAAAGTCTGTATCAGTTCCCAAGGAAAGATAATAACTTGCTATTTGGTCATCGTCGATAAATGAAATTGTAGCAGTAGACCCACCACCTGCGTCGACAGCTTGGGTAACCTCTCCAAGCCTTGTGTCCAATTCGATGATATACTGTGTCTCCACAAGGTCAGAATCAAGATTTCTTTTTTGAGATACCTCTGTCGTATCAAGTCCTTGGTCAACTCGAACATATGAGCCACCACTGTTGTCAAAACCGTTAATGGTTCCTCGTACACCATTTAATGCGGTGGTTGTGTCGTTATCAACCGTAACGTAGAACATGTTGATAGATTCATTCAACTTAGTATCATCGCTCAAATTGGTGTTTACCGCCATTGTTGGCAAGTAAAGCAAATTTGTTCTGGCAATCGAAATCAGTTTAGAGTTAAGATTTGCCGTATTATTCGTAAAAGCCTCCAAGACAGGCGTTTGGAGGATTTGTAAATCAAAGTATGCCGACCCACTTGGGTTATTGTTATCATACAAGGCGTAGTCAATTTCATCGTCACCAAGTGCGAACTTAGCAATTCTGAATGTTCCGTCGCCTTTTGCTAATCGAGCACGACCTGTATCGGTCAAAACTGCGTCGAGAATAATATCTCCACTGTTATCTAAGAATCCCATTAGACCTGTTCCCTTCCTTTACTATGTAATTAGTATCTAAAAATTTTAGTTTTGTAAAAAACTTGTTTTTAGTTTTTGTTAACTTCAACATTAAATCGAACATTAAGATCGACCTGTTTTCCTGTATGTTTCGATGTCAGCCTTATTTTGAACCTCTTGCCAAAAAGAGATTTCTCTTCAACACCAAGAACAATATTTGTTACATCCTTAACAGAAGCGCCGGTACCTAAACTTGATAATGCCTGATTTATGATTGTCTGGGAAAGTCTTGGTTTGATATTCAAGAGCTTTTTGAGGCTCTTGCTTGCCTCTCTTGGCTTTTCTTGCCTTATTTCATAAACTTCAAGCAGCGGGTAAACAGCACCACTGTTCTCTACCATAATTAGTCTGTAAATAGCAGATGGGTTTGAAACTTTTCCGTGAATATCGATTGTTCTGAAAGTATAATAATATTCTTTATTTGGCTCGATATCATCAACGAACGAAGCAGAAGAGACTCCCCTATTTGATTCCGAAACTGTCAGAACGTTTCTCAAATTTTGAGAAAAATCTTCTATTTTCTCAGGTGGCGTCTCCATTCTATAAATCTCGTATCTTGAAACATAATCATCTGTTGTGAATGTGATTGGTTCATCAGAGAATAAATCTTTCGTATTTCTGATATCATCAACGATAAGCTGTTCAGCGTTGTTGAAAACAACTGGCTGTAATTCGTATTCACCAACAGTTGGACTCAGATTTATCAAAATCTTGTCTTTTACTCCACGATATGGAATCAAATCAACATTGGGGAATACCGGTGGATCATCGATAATCTTTCCGACGGAAGAGAAGAACGGAACTTCGGCAATCTTTACAGATGGAGTTGATCGTAAGAAAATATTAGCTTTGTAGTTCTCGTCTGTATTGACTGCCTGCTTTTCTTTTGCCGCCACAAATAGTCTATTTCCATAAGCTGTCTTAAAGATATCTCTATCTGTGACCTCCTCTCCATCAAAAGATGGTAGTTCGTATTCGCCACTAAGGTATTCAAACGGCATTGTGTACGTAACATATTCATATTCAGTTCCGATAACCATTTGACAAGCGAATACCTCATAGGTATATTCTTTATTAAACTTCACCTGCGTGTCCACATACTTGATAACATCAATTTCATTTGTGTTTGGAAGCCAAATGGTTTGTATTGGGTCATCTCCACCAGCATATTTAAGAACCTTATAACATATCGTCTCGGAATAACACTTTTGACCATCCGAAATATCGATAAAGTTTCTATTATGCCTTTTAATGAATGATTTTAGCTTGCCTGAGAAAATAATCAAATACAGCGTCTTTTCAAACTTTGACATCGTGCGAGTGTTGATATTATCCTCGAAATAAATGGCGTCTTCATTTTCTTCTGGTATGGTTCCATTAAAGACGCCTTCAATCCATTTATTTATATCAATAAGGTTTACATTGACATTATCCGCCAGTGCTGATGCGCTGGTTCTTCTTTGCCCCATTTCATCTTCAACAATAAGTGTCTGCTCGTAAGCTCTGAACATTGGTAATCTTTCTATGAAGTATGTACTGCTGCTCGCCTCTGTCTGTGGGGCATCAGATAAATAAGAGAACAAAGATTTACTTAGCTTGGAATCTTGAAGAATTTCTGTTACTTCATTAGCAGAATCTGTTGTGAATTGAAGTTCGGTATACATCGGGAAAAATGCTTTATATTCATCCCCTGTTTTCAGAATTTCGTTGCTATCAACATCGAAAATAATATTCTTCATGTAAGACGCAACTTCATCCAAGTTCGCATCTTCTTGGGCGTTTCCAAACCCATCAAAGTAACTGAAATAATCTATGTTTGTTTCGCTCTGTGGTTTGTCGGAAAAGGTTTTCAACAAGGCTTCGTCAATTTGTCCACCAGCCGTGAGGGCTCTGAAAATCTTATCATCGATTCCATCAGAATTCGCATACGACAAGAAGTTATACAAGTTTGGTAAAACATTCTCCGAAGAGGTTCCTGCTTGTATTTTTGTTTCATAAATCTTTGAGTAATAATTGTATTCGAAATCTGTTCTCTTGTAAACACTCGTCGCTTTGGAGTCTTCGATAAACCTTGTTTGGATCTCGCTTAGAGGATTCTCAACATCGAATGAAAAATCGGAGAACTTTTTCCCAATAGAAGAAGAAATAATTGGAACGAAATAATCAGTAAAGTTTCTATCTTCGTTAAGGAACTTGCTTTTTGGAGCAAAAATCTCAATCTCTTGTGTTGTTTCAAAATAAGGATAGCTATCCGTTTCCTTAATAACAGTTTTTCTTGGTATGATTCGAAATGTGTCGACCTTTGGGGTTGATACACGGGCTCTTCGGATAGGAGGAGCGTCTGGTACTAATATGTTTGCTGTTTCGGTATCGCCGTAATTTGAGAAAATAGGTTTTTTGAGCCAATAGCTGCCTATGGCTCTGCGGAATAAGTCACCATCGTTAGGCGGAAAACCATAGAAATCCTTGAAGATATATGTATTTTTATTCGATCTTGACATTAACTATTTCCTTTACTGCTGCGCAACACGTTGATCCAAAAGTGTTTCGTTTAGTGTCAACAAAAATACCCCATCGTATATCGGCATTTGAGACTCAGAATAAGCGCCGATATTTAAGATATCATTTTTATACAATTCCATTTTACACAATAAAACTCTTTGTGATTCTGTTGCTGCTTGTACAACTTCATCCGTAAGCATCTCAAACTTTGGTTTCATAATAATATTATTTCCATCTTTGTCTTTTTCAAATCCAGCAAAAACACTTATCTTAGCAATTGTTTCATAATTAAATCTCATCATTTGGGCTGTTTCTGGGGATTTCAGAGGGTCTTGTTCGAGCTTTGACCAATCATTCTTGACTGCTGTTGTTGAAGCAAATATCAAAGAGCGAGTTTGGTTTGGTACCTGATCGATGGTTACGGAATCCAATGGAGAATTCCTTAAAGAGTCTACCACATTAACAGGATTTAGCAAGTCATATTGTTGTAAAGAATTTATTTTTGCGGGCTTAAAGTTACTTTTCTTGCTTGCCGAATCCGAAAATCCGAGGGCTTGCGTTGCCGTTAGGTTGTTGACCAATATATTACCAAGCGCAAACTTGTTTTCTAAAACCTTGTTTTTAACAGCAGTCTTCTTTCTCTGTTCAATTTCTGAGTTATCCGTCTCGGCTTCATTGAAGGTTCTTGTTTGGATAATTTGATTTACAGGATCGGCAGACCCAAAAAGATTACCGGCTGGAATTGAGACAGCAGAGTTTGGCGTATCAGTCGTAGTAGACTGCTCTTCACTATCAACTATAATCACGCCAAGTTGAGAAAGCACATTTTCCAAAGCACGGTCACGAGAATCTTGGAACCCTTCTGGAAAAGTATTGGATGGAGAAAAGATGGGAGTTCCGCTACCCTGAATTGCTACAATTTTAGCAGCAATAGAATTATAATATGTTGTATCCCACAATTTTGATCCTGCGTCTATTCTACCAAGCGTAAGAGGGTTAGCAAGTATGTTTGCTGGTGTTAAATAAGCCAATCTTGTTTTGGTAAGATTAAACAAGCTATCATCATTGATCGATACATTATCACCACCTGGTGTTCTCTCATTGATAAGAGTTTCTGTAAGAGCCTCCATATCCGTCGAGGTCCAGTAAATTTGTGTTTCTTCGTCTGCTCTCCGGAACATATCTTCAAATAAGATTGCTTTTGTTCCGTATTCTTGTTTTCCTTCTTTTCCGAGGAAATCAAAACCAACATCTCTATAAATGTTGCTATCATGAACATTCTTAAAGAATTTCTTAATTCCTAATGAAGAAACTTTGGCTACATTCTTTGTCGAGGATTTTGTTAAATTAAAACTACTTTGCTTAACAATTCTCTTTGAGTCAAGTGTTGTTTCGAGATAATCTACAACTGAATTTATTATTTTCAAGAAAGCATAAATACCCTGTGAACTACCATTTTCTGGATTCGTCATCGACAACAAATTGATAGCAAGAGTCTCTGTGTCTTTTGTTTGTCTTCCTGGACGGCGAATTGTGGAGCCACCAACAGGAACAATACTGGAATAAACATCAACAAAAGCATCAATTGATGCTTTCCACGGTTCTTGTTCTAAGGTCTTGTACTTGTTCGAAAATTCTTCTGAAAAACTACCATCTTCAAGCAAATACCTGGCTGAAAGAGAGTCTTGATAATAGAGTTGTAAGCCTTTTTGGGCTTCTATCAACTTGTCTAATTGATTATTTAAGAATATCACTGAGCCGTCTTCTGCTTCAATTTCCACACCGTATTGATAAAACCCATCTGTTACCCCACTCATTTGATTATCGGAAACAGTAAAGGCTCTTGTGTTTTCGGACATTCTGAGGTTTGGAACTTCTTTTAAGGCGAAATTGTTGTTTTCTTTTTTCTCCAATGTACCATCGACATCAGCAGAGTAAATCAAGGTTTCTTCGATGTTTCTTGAAGCATCAAACAAGAAGGAATCTACTTTTGTTCCAAGTCTATTAATTGACTTAACTTTACTAATTCTTCTTCTCAAAATTTTTAAGTTCTTGATCACTGAAAGACGGTAAATTTCTTCTCTTGCTCCAAGCATGGCTGGTGTGGGATTTGGGATTTCAAAAAGACTACCAAAAGCACTTTGTTGTCTTACCATCTTTCGAAGGTCAACTTGAAATAATAAATTCACATCCCCTTCTCTCGTTGGTGAGAGGTATGCGGTAGAAACATAAGATTCTTCTGAATCAAAGTGAAGTTGATCTCTGTTAAGAAGTTTTTTGGTGGATTTTTGGAACTCTCTAAGTGCTGGCTTTAAGTTCGGTAGCGCCTGCTGTGTTTGAGTAATCTGTCTGTAATCTTTTAATATGTTATTCGGGACTGTTTCTTTTCTCAAATTTTTCGAAGCAGGATTATCTTGTGGTGGTCCTACGAGACGCGGAAGTGGCTTTCCTGATTTATATGTTAATCCATCCTCTGAGAGATACACTGACCCAAGCCATTGTGCCCCAGTTGTTTCATCATAATAAACATCAATAAATTTTACAGTCTCACCATCTGTAATGGCTCTTTCCTGAGTAACACTGCTTATCGTTGAGGTTAAATCTATAAGAGATAAGCCATAGTCTGCCGCCATCTGGACAAGATCAGCCTGAACAAATGCCCAATAATTTAAGTGATCTTTTTTCGGAAGATCGAAAGTCATGAAGTATTTTATTTCATAAATCTTTTGACCAGTGGTTGCCGTGGTACTTGAAAACTTTTTAATATCGAAAGTATTACCACTACCTACAACACTCTCAACGGAAGTATCAATTCTTGTAAAATCAGGATATTCATACTTGTCTCCTCGACTGAGAATGAATTCGAAAAAGGATGGGTATGTTTCCTTTGTCATGTTTGTGGTATGTTCATAAGGCTTATCAGAGTTTAGGGAATCTGTTAAAGTGCTGCTATTACTCTGGAATACAACAACTTTCAGGTATTTTGTGAAATCGCTATTGTAAAACCAAGTATTGTTTGAGTCTTTTTCAATAACATCTTTGATAGAAACTCTTAAATCTACTTTTGTTGTTCCACCAGGATCATCATTGTCTCGAATTGCTATCTCAGTTATATAAACCTTGGGCAATATCGAGTCCGTCAATGAACTGGTATCTATATTATCAGCCATTTTGAAAATCCCTTAATATAAATACTGCTGAATATAAAATATTGGTCACTTATCTAAACTGAGACCTTGGCAACTTCAACGACAGCAACCCATTTGACATTGGTTCCACCGCCTGCGCCAACATTCTGTACTTCAAGTTTAAGAGAACCATTTGTTGTATCGGCAGTTGCTGTGAATGTCCAAGTAGCAGCACCTCCGGTGGCTCCGGTCTCGGTAGTATTGGTACCAACAATTGCCGTAGTGGCAGCACCAGTGTCCCTGGTGATTCCACCTCTAACATGCCACCAAGCAGAATCAGTACCAGAAGTATATTCCTTAGCGGTTACCATAATATTGAAAGTATACATACTATCGTCATCGAGTGTCAACCTTAGTGTGGACCCATTTAAGAATAGCTCAGTTGCCGTAGCATCGGTTGTAAGGTTTCTTGCGACAAATCTTGAATATTGAGCGTCACCGTTGGTAGCGAAGCGACCAGAAGAATGAGAACGCTGACCCCAGCGATCAGAAACGGCACGGAAGCCATGCGCAAGACCGTAATCTTCGCTGACTGTGTTATTATTACCGCCAATAGCAACACCATAAGTGGCAGCAGCGGTAACTGAGTTTCCTGAGCCGCCAACAATTGTCGCAACGACACCAGCACAGGATAAGCTGGTTCCACCAACAGTCGTAGCAAATTGCCCAGTGGCACTGTTAGAACTTCCGCCGAAGATGCTGGATAGTTGTCCCGAGGCGGTACTACCTACACCGCCATAAATTGACGAATTAGCACCGCTGGCGGTATTACTGTCACCCATTGCGAGGGCATAATTGTTCGAGGCGACCGAACCAGAACCAGCAGCAAGGGTATAGATACCCGAAGCAATATTCGTTTCGCCGCCGAGAACGATAGCCTCCTGCCCAGAGGCTGTATTGCCTTGTCCGGCGACAACAGCGGCATTGACGCCAGAGGCTGTATTGTCTTGACCGCCAAGAATACCCGCTCGACCAGCACTAACTACATTATTTGTACCACCAACGACAGCACAATAATCATTAGAGGCTGTATTCGCAAAGCCGCCGAGGATGACCGCGTAATCATCGCCGAGCGTGATCTTGTTATAGCGTCCAGCAAATATTCCCGAATAGTCTCCTCTATCATTGTAGTTGTCTGCGCCACCAGCAACAATACCATAATCAGCACCATTAATATCGTTATTGTTACCTCCGATAATAACAGAACCTGACTTGGCTGTCGAGAATCCATTTGTCATAGAGGCTCCGGTGCCTCCGATGACCGCAGAATTGAAATATCTACTTATTTGGTTATTGTTACCACCCAAAATAGCAGCATATTTAGAATCAGAACTGATAGAATGGTTATCTCCGATGGCGAAACTTGAACTTCCTGCTGTTGTGCTTGTTTTACCAAGTGCGACGGCATAATCGCCAGAAGCGACAGCACCAGAGCCACCAGCGATAGCGCCGATGCCTGATGCCGTATTGTTTTCGCCAGCGAGAACGATACCATAATTTGCTGAAACTGTGTTATTTTGACCACCGATAGCGGCACCATAATCTGCCGAAACAGTGTTTCCTTCACCGACGAAGACACCGCCCCAATCTGCTGAGACAGAGTTGTTTTGACCTGCCACAATACCGCCATATGGGGCAGCAAAAGTGACTGAGTTACCTCTTCCGCCGACGATAGTAGTATATGTGCCAGCAGAATTATTGGTATTTCCACCAAGAACCGTTGCCCAAGCATTCCCTGCTATGTTTGATTGTCCACCAATAGCGGCGGCGGCGAATGATGTAGCCTGATTGGATGAACCAGCGATGACTCCTGCATAGTTTCCACCAGCCTGGTTTCCACTACCTCCTCCGACGAAAGAAAAGTCGCCATTAGCAGAAACGGTATTGCTCTGTCCGCCTACGATTGCTGCGTGTTCAGCATTGGAATTAATTGTGTTAGATTGTCCACCAAAAATTCCTGCATATTCAGAGGTAGAATCAACAGAGTTGGATGTTCCGAATGCGAAACTTGATGTTGCTGGGGCACTGGATCCACTACCGAATGCAGCCGCATACTTACCAGCCGTATTATCAGCACCGCCGACAATAAGATTTTCGCCGAAGCGCCCATAACTCGCAGAAATAGTATTGACATGAAGTTCTCTTACTGTGCTTGCGGCGGAGCCAATATCATATGAGTTATCCACTTCTGGAAGAATGTCTCCGCCTACTGAGCCTGTCCAAGTTGGAAATTGTTCAGAAGGACCAATGGCATCGATTTGCGATTGAAGCCCAGAGTCAGCGGTGGATCGAGTGACCTCTTCGGTGGAAATACGTGCCGTGAGGCTTGAAGTGGAGCCGGAGACAGAGCCAGAAAGGTTGTTGATTGAAAGTTGGAGGGCACTATCAGCGGTGGATCGAGTGACCTCTTCGGTGGAAATACGTGCCGTGAGGCTG